GATACTAATATGCAGTGATGTATGGCGTGTTCGCGCGGGGAAATTTTCTTTTATCTCCCACTTTATTAAACAAAGTTCAAGAGACATGGAGATACAATGACAACTACACTTAATATAAATACTAAGCAGGCACTAGAAATAAGCGAAGCTCTTTATGATGCTTTAACTTCAGCGGATAAGCTTAAAAAAGACTATGTCGTTGTATATATGCAAAAATCAAATGCGGCAGTGGCAATGCCCCATGAGACTGATGTATCGTTTGATAAGTGGGACATACTATATAAGGTATCTGCCACCTGAATATACACCAGTTCGCGTGGGGAAATCAGACTGCTTCGGCAGTCTTTTTTTGTACCTGTTAACTTTTACTTGACTGCCTGTTAACTTATTTGTTAGATGGCCCTGCTAACCAACCAGCAAGGACCAAAAAATGGCTAAAGCTCCCTACGTCAGACCTCGGATGAGAGGTAACACCCGCGTCTATGACATCAGACCCACTCAAGAACTACTCAGGGCATTTCCTGATTTACAGAGAGACACATTCACCGACAGCGCCGAAGCTAACGCCCGGGGTTATGAACTGAAACGTAAGTTTGAGGCTTGGAAGGCAGGCAATGTCGAAGATGTATTTGTAGATAAACGGTCAGTCGAAGCTCTGACTGAATACTATAAAAAATCTATGAAGTTTCAGACTATACCTAGTCCATCTACCAAGCGGTCATACGATGACCATATCAGGCACGTTCTGCCAGAACACATTACGGGTAAGCCATTTGGTAAACTTCATGTGTCAGACGTTGACTACGAATATGCAGACGCACTGTGGCTACACATATCTAATAAGATCAGTACACACAAAGCTAACCACACCTTTAAGGTTCTAAAGATCATTTGGAACGAAGCTCTACGCGCAGGGAAGGTCAAGGCTAATCCGTTCGCACTGGTCAAGCTTCCACAACTGCCTGTGCGCCGTGTCTTATGGGAGTTAGATCAAATCGACGGGATGATTGAGTACTGTGACGAACAAGGCTTCTATAGCATGGGTACTATGATCCGTATGTGCTTTGAGTTTTGCCAGCGGCCTGTTGATGTACGCACTATGAAGTGGGCCAACATTGATGGGCTTACTGGAGTGTCTAATTTTACCCAGCAAAAGACAGGCAAGCAGATGCGTATTAAGGTCACCAATGCTGTGCAAGATCGTCTGCACCTTCACGCCAAGCGTAATTCAGACGATTACATCTTTGCTAATGAAAATACTGGTAAGCCGTTCACGCAAGACAGATGCAACAAGATCTTTAGAAAGATGGCCGAAGGCTACGGTCTACCTGAAGTCGCCTTAGAGGACCAATTCAACAAAGATGGCAGTCAAAAGTATTCGACTATCTGGATGTCTGACCTTCGTCGAACCGGGGCCACTCATGCAAGCCAAGCGGGTTGTACTGACAGACAGTTACTGTCGCTCACAGGCCACAAGAACCCTGCAATGCTAGTAGTCTACGCAATCGAAGGTGAGACTGAAAGCACCGCAGCTAACACTAAACGAGGCTTACTATAATGCGAAATAAACAAATCACAGTGGACTTAGTCGGATGCATAAAATGTGGTGCAGTGAAGACAGTAGTTTCAGACTCTCGTACCGTAATTAAAGATAATATTCACTTCACTCGTAGGAAACGTGAGTGCTTAAAATGTGATGCAAAATACTGGACAAAAGAAGTCATCGATCATCCGGCTAGACCTCACAACTACAGTGTACAGCAAGTCAGTGGCGGATAGTTAAATCAGTAAGTGTTTAGTTTCTAACTTATGTATAGAAATTGATTGATTCTAAAAGACCATAAAAAATGGCATAAATGGCAGACTGCCACTATATATTCTGCCATGCCATTTTTTATAGATAACTACTGTAAGTGACTGTTATCAAACTAATTGGCTCCGGCGGTAGGGATCGAACCTACGACCAATTGAGTGGTAGGAAGTATTGTATTTAAACGATAAATTAGCGATTATTAAAAATACCTACTAACTTTAAGTGGCGTGGTAAAACAATTACAAAAGCATTTAATTAGGTGTTGACAGGTTTAGTAATCTGTATAAGCTGACGCTGTCCCTTTGGAGGGGCAGTATAACCAACGGCTAGTAAATGACCTATCAAGAACAACTACAAATAATAAAAGATATACCTATTCAAGAAGGTGTTACAAAAGTTATAACCTGCCCCTTCTGCTATCAACCAAAGAAGTTAGCTCTATCAAAGATTGATGGTAAGTTAATGTGGAACTGTTATCGAGCCAGTTGTTCTGCCAAGGGCATATACACTGGTAAACGTAATCTTCAGGCAGTCAAAAACTACCTAGCGAATGAAGTTAAGGCTAAGACTGCTTTTAGAAAGCCTCTACCTTCGATGACTACGTCAGTAAAAAACCATCAACCAGCCATCGACTACTTAAAAAAGAACAACAGTCTGGAAGCATACGAAAGCGGTTTGGTAGATGTTCGATATGCTCCCGCCGAAGACCGGGTGTTATTCTGTAGTGGAGAAGGTGCAGTAGGTAGATCACTCAAAACATACGGACCCAAGTGGATTACCTATGGATCACTTCCCGAAGGAATACACATTGGTACAGGTGACACCGCAGTCCTAGTAGAGGACGCACCTAGTGCTTGCAGTGTAAGCCGCATCGATGGATTAGTAGGTGTGGCATTGCTCGGAACTAATGTCACTCCATCCATTAAAAATTCTCTGAATTTATATTCCACAACATATTTAGTTCTTGACAGGGATGCATCTAAAAAGGCATTAGGAATAAGTAAGGCGCTTGGAACTAAGCTATTTGTAAGGCTCACAAACAAGGATCTAAAGTGCCTGTCAGTTAAACGCATAACTAAGGTACTTAATTGTGATTATTAGAACTAACAATACGTCAGGTGTTGTCTATACCTGCTCCCAATTCGGAGAGAAGCCATCAAGTTGGCAAAATCCGCATCAAGCCCCTCCAGCTATAAAATAAAATAAAACTATGGGGGCGCAGTCAATACGCTGCGTTAAAAAATATTCGTCTACGATACCAGTACAGACGTTAAAGCAAAGGGAATGGTACAATGAAAGCTAGAGGCATAGCAATTTTAGATCTGGAGATCGAGGGTGGTTTCCGCGAAGCAGGCATCGAAGAGGATGCACTTGAAAAACTAATCAAAGATTACTGCGCGAACAACAAGCGCGTAGTCCACTACCAAGTGGAACTGCGGGAGAGGCGTGGACCTGCGGGTTCAGTTAATTTGTCTAAGATGAAGTTTAGATCAAACTAACTAACAAAATCAATTACTTATAAATTAAATTGGCCTCACCTTATTGGTGGGGCTTTTTTTTGGTCAAAACATTCTATAAGGTGGCGTTATCGAGCAATGTAAAGGCCAACTAATGATAGACCAATCACTCATAAAAAGCTGCCTCGATGTTGATTTTTATAATCAAAATAAGGCAAAGCTGAGACCAAGTATATTCGACGATGCAGTCAAAGATGTGTACGAAACAATTGTCACTATGCACGATAAATTCAACAAGAATATTAGTTCGTTGGAGTTATTTGCGTTTTGGAAAGCGCAGAACCCAACATCGACGGGTTCATGGACCGCTGAGATTGAAGACCAAATAAACTGCATAAATAACGCGGAGACCATAGACACAGAAATAGCAACAGACGTTATAGAAAACCTATGGCGTCAACACATCGGAACAGACGTAGCCAACCTTGGCATAATGATGTCCGAAGGTGACACTGGTGCAATGGACAAGCTGGTCACTTTAGTAGACCGGGTATCAAACGGCTATATGCCTGATGACTTTGGCGAGGATGTGACAGACGACATCTATGAGTTGCTGTCAGTCGTAAGCAACGACAACCGATTCAAATTTAATATAGAGACCTTGAGCCGCCATGTTTATGGTATAGGTCGAGGTGAGTTTGGTGTCATTGCTGCGTATTCAAATGTAGGTAAGACTGCCTTAGCCATCTCTCTGTGTGCATCACCGGGAGGTTTCTGTCAGCAAAACGCTAAGGTTTGCTATGTGGCAAACGAAGAAGTAGCCAAACGCACTAAGTTAAGAGCTATACAAGCATACACTGGAATGACCAAGGACGAAATAGAGTTCGATCCTCATGCAGCGCAAGCGCGTTACAGCGGCATAAAAGACCGCCTAGTGTTTGCTGACGCTCAAGGCTGGGACATCCAGATGCTGGACGCATACTTAAACAAACAACAGTGCGGCGTATGTATCTTGGACATGGCCGATAAGATTGCTCTTACCCAGCAATTTAATAGTGGTCACGAAAGATTGCGAGAACTGTACTATCGTCTGCGCGAGTTAGCCAAAAAACACAACTGTGCATTGATTGGTCTTAGTCAGGCCAGTGCAGAGGCAGAGGGTAAGACACGGCTTACTCCCACGATGCTTGAGGGATCGAAGGTAGGTAAGATTGCAGAGACCGACATCTTGATAGGTGCTGGTAAAATGAACGATGCAGATAACCCAGACGATCCCACACGGTATCTAACTGTGATGAAGAATAAGATCAGTGGATGGCACGGCACAGTAATTTGTAATCTCAATGCGCAGACCTCTCGCTATGAAGTGTGAGACCTTGCCCCCGCAACTTGCGCTGCTTCTATCCGAAGTTGGTGTAATTAATCCTACCCCTAAACAGAAGCCAGTAGATCGTGATTACTCGTTCAAGATGCCTGCGCTCGATGCCAATGGGGAGCCGCCGTTTTGAAGATATTAGTATTGGACTTAGAAACAACGGTAGAGCGAATAGAAGGTAGAATAGACAACAGTCCAAAGAACCCTCGCAATAAGTGTGTGTCTGGTTACTGGGGCTGGCTGGGTGACGAGACAGTAGATCACGTTAAGAAAGCTGTCTGGTATCACAAAGAT